TGTTAAGAATGTAGAGTTTAGTTGTTCTACAATTAATGCAATAGATCTATTAATCTGTCTTTGGTTATCTACTTCGTATTCTTTTTTTGGTTCTGGTATTCTTACTGTTACTTTAGGCATTATCTTCTTCCATCTGGTTGTAAATCAACTTGAAACGTTCCAAATCTCCACGATTGACCCGCTCCTGTATTCTGTATTTTTAAAGCAGCATATCTTCCTCTAGCTCTTGTGTCTATCTTAGTCGTAGATGAGCTAATTGTAAAGGGACTTAAAGTTGTAGCTGTATTAGGATCAGCAGGAAAGTCAGCAACTGATATAGTTATTAATGCATCTCCTATTAAATTTTTAAAGTTAGGTAAAAATCTTCTCATGGCTAGAAAAAACTCAGCTGCACCTTGATCTGTTTGTAAAGAAAAATCATAAGATTCAATAAATGAAGTTAACGCTGTAGTTGAACCATCAGGATTAATTTGATCGGTCCCCGTTTCGTGCTCAAATAATGTACTACTACCTAAACCGCTTAGACCCACTACAGAAGGAAAATTACCTGTACCACTAGAGCTATAAGAAGTTGCATAAGGTAATGGATAGATTAAAGAATCAATCCAAGTTGTTCTAATAGCATTAGCATTAGTTCCTGTGTACCAGTTACCCATAGGTACCTGTGCGTTGTTAACTCCGTAGTTATAACTTACATATCTATTATTAAAATCAGATCCTGTTGATGGATACCACCAAGTAATTTCTGTAAACAAGTTATTTAAACCTGCACAAATTTGTTGACCTTTAGTTGTATCAACATCATCAAATACATAATCTTCAACACTACATGCTAGTGTTTTAACAGTACCATCAAAACCAAAGAAACCATTGTTACTCATCCAATAAGCAACACCATCTATTTCTGTAACAGCGTTCTTACCAATCAATCCACAGTTAGTTCCTACTTGTTCAAAGCCAAATGTAAAAGGAGCTCCTACAAATTTCATTGTATATAAAGCGTTATCCGTCCAGATTAGAATATTTTCCTTAGCAACTAACGCTGATACGATCCGCGTTCCGTCTTGTAATCTAAATGAACCGGCTGTGTTAGTAGCTAGTGTAGTATATAAGTTAAGTTCTTCTGAATTAGAAAATCTAATAAACATATCATCTTGTGTACTTGCGTTACCTATAACTGTTTCTGTACCAAAATGAATTAAATGTCGTGTTGTAGGAGATACTAAACTTAATCTAGAAGCTGTTGGATTACCTACAGCATTACCTGCTGTGTTAGTTCCAATTAAAGTTGCAAAAGGAGAATTAGCTCCTGTTAAAGTTCCGTCTGTACTTGGTGTGTTGACCGAGGCTCTATTAGATGTAGGATCTGTTGCTCCTGCATTCCATGTAAATGTTTTTCCATTAGCAATAGTTGCTATTAAAACTTCACCAAATGTATCTAAAGACCAAAGTCCTGGTTCTAGAGTTTGAGTTGATGCAGCTACTGCTACTCCCCAACCTGTATCAGATCCGCCTGTTACTACTCCACCAAATGTAGAAACACCCCAACCATAACCATAAGTTTGTAATGCTGGACCAACAACTTGATAGGGTTGTATATCAACTGTTGCATCAGCTGCTGTTGCTGTTGCAGCGTTTGGTATTGTTGCTGTAAATGTAGTTGTGCTTGGTACTGAAATAACTTGTACTACTTTATCTTCTAGATCTACTGTAGCAATACCTGTAGTACCTGCTGCAAAATTATTAAAGACAACCATGTCTCCAATAGATAAACCATGATTTACAGCTGCTCCACCATTTTTAGTTGTAACAGTTATAGTTGTTGAACCATTTGTTGCAGAAACACTAGAAGTTAAAAATTGTTGTTGAGTTCCATCGTTGTCACTTTTAAAAGGAGTAATATCAAAAAGTTGTCCTTCAAAATATATAAGTAAAAATTTATCTGTACCAATAGCTACGTATCTATTACCTGTATTATCTACAAAGGGTAATTGTTTTCTAGCAACTCCCACCATAGTTTGATTAAGTAAAGAAGACCAACCACCTATTTTTTCTGGAAGACCATATCTAAATCTGACGTTATCTGAATCTACCCAACGACCAACTGCACCAACAGAGGTATCCTGTTTGTCTATTCCTGGGGCAAATTTAATTTGAGTTAGAGCCATATTTTAGCTCCTAGGTATTTTTATAAGTCCAACCTCTAGTAGTATTAATGTAAACAAGTGTTATAGATTGTCCACTTGTACTTAAAACTAAATTAGCTGCTGCACTATTAAGATTAGAACCATTAGGGTTAATTGTTAAATTGTTAGTAGCAAAAGTTGCTAAACCATCTACGATTGTAACTTCATCACCAACACTAGGTGTTGCCGGTAAGTTAACTGTGAATGGGTTATTGTTTGTACTACAGATTAATTGATCACCAGCTACTGCTGGGTAAGGTGCAAATGTATCGTTGATTGCATAGTATGCTTTTTGCATAATACCAACTGTAGTGTCTGTACCGTCTGAAACTAATAGTAATGTAGATCCTACTGGAACAGCAACCGAAGTTGCAGAACCTGCAGTTAAAACACTTAAAGTTCTATTTGATGTTCCTCTAACAGTTGCGTCTTCTATAATGAAAACTCTTTTAGCTGATCCACCACCTGTGGTAGCAGGCATAGTTAAAGTTCTATCTCCTGATAGAGTACCTGTTAATTTAAAATATAAATTTTTTCCGTTTGAAAGAGTACCATCGCCTAGTACTAATGTAACATTAGCTCCAGCCATGTCTACAGTGGTATAACCAGAAGCTGCTTGTTCTAAAATTTGTAAATTAGTATTAGTTATGGTTCCCCATAAACCAGCTTTTTCACCAGTTGTTATTTTTTCTAACGCTAAATCATTTGAGTATGTCGATGCCATATTATAAATCCGTATCTATTGGTGTCCAAACGCCATCAGCACCTGGAATAATATTTTGCCAAACTATAGCATTTATCGTGCCACTTGCCAAGGTAATTGGTGTTCCTGTTGGGTTAACTAAAGAATCAGCTGTAATTGTTACTGTGCCTGTTGTTAACGTTTGTGGGTTTCCTGTAACATCTGCCGTCGCTCCAGCAGTAACTGTTACATTACCATTTCCTAATGTTAATGGACTACCTGTTAATTCAAAACTTGCATCTCCTGTAATAGTAACTGTTCCAACACTTAAATCTAAATCATCACCATTAACAATTTGAATAATATTATTAGCTGAAATACTTACGTTACCAATATTAACGGTAAATTGATTACCTAGTGTAACAACTTTTACATTACCTAAATCTAAATTCGTAGCTGAAAACGGAGCTTCTGCAAATGCGTTAATACCTAATAACATTTATAATCCTATTCTATTAATCTCTAATTTCCCATTTTTGGTGTAGTTCATTCCATACATAAAAATCTCCTTGAGGAGAGCCATCTCTTTGTGTTAAATTTTTAGTGTAAGTTAATGGAGGATCACCAACTGGAGATTCCCAGATATATTCAGGTTTTTTTAACATCCAAGATGGATAAGGTTTTGGTGGTATAAAAGCATCTTCTGTTAAATTATATGTATAACCTACTCCAGCAAAATGTTTTCTTGTTCCATCGCTAAAAGTTTGTACCCAATTTGTTTCAGGTTCATTATATAAATTTCTTAAAAAATTAATTCCTAATTGTTCTGTTGTAGCAATATTATCGCTAACTACAACGCACTCTATAACTTCATTATTATTATTTATTTTACAAAAATTTGCCATTATCCTGTGTAACTCCCACTTGCGTTAAATATCATTATTGTATCTGATCCACTTGTTGAAACACTTGGCGAACCACTTGTTGTACTAGAATAACTAGCAGTTGGAACTCTTATAATAACAACTCCACTACTACCTGTTGTAGGAGCGGTAAGATTATCTTTTGATGCATCTCCGCCCTCTCCTCTATTAGCAGTTTTACTATCAGGAGAGGAATCTGCACCATCTCCTCCAACTGATCTTGTTACTGCTGAACCTGTAATACTAGAAGCTAAACCTGCTCCCCCTGGAGAGCTATCTCCACCTGTACCAAATGTTCCTACTGCAGCAGCTCCACCACCACCAGCAGCTTCATTACCTCCTGTAGAAGTACCTCCATCAAATC